TTTGTATCGACTGCTCTCCTCTTGCGTATAACCGTAGTGAATGAAAGCTGTTCCAATTGTTTAAGTATCTATTACCGTTGCCTCTTCCTTGATTGAACCATTCTTGTTCAATAGCTCTAGAGACTTGCAAGCCGTAATCATAACTAGCTTTTACTTCGTCACTAACAACCTGGTTAGGGAAAGAACTATCGGTATTTGTTTGTATTTTCATTTATCTTAATATTTTAGACATAGAACCTCTATTATCATATCTTTTAATTCCTAAATCGTAAACTTTTTTTTGCACAGGACTAACCGGTGAATATAAGTTTTTGTTACAAGCCATTATTGCTAAACCAGAACTTATAGAAGCATCATGCTTTGTTCTATTGTTTATATTGAATTTACCCCAGTCTTCTAATGTTCTTTGAAAGTACATATCTCCATAACCAGCTTCTGTTTGTCCAACGCAAGTTTCTATATATGATTCTATAGCTGCAGCGTGTGCTTGTTTTATATCTTCACTAGAGTTTGGTATACCACCTATCTCTCTTTCAGTTACAGATAATTTATTTAATCTTTTATCAGGCCTGTTCATTGAAAAGCCTCTATAGCCTCTTCTTTTAAAATGATACAGTAATCTAGGTTTATTGTTTTCTGCAAGTATTGGCATACCATAAAATATGCAAGCCATTAATACATCTTCAAAAAATATCTCAGCAGTTTGTGGTCTAGCTATATATTCTAAAAAGAATCTGTTAGGTGGAACATCCTCCATACTAAACTTAGTTAAACCGTGCAAAGCCCCGTTAGAACCTCTTTTATCAACTGTACCTGATATATCATAACTGTCACAACCAAAAGCACCGCAGTGTTCGTTACCTGGATATTTTGTATTACCTTTTACTATAACTCTATTTTGCATCTGTACAGGTGGTACCCAGCTAATGTTGAACCTACCGTTTTTATTTGGTACAAATATTACCTTAGTATCTTTTATACCGTTTTCCCACATAAAACTTCCAGTAGTTATTATCGATGTATTCCTAAGGTCTTCGTTATAATCTATTTGCTCATATATCTTAGTTAAATTAAACAAAGATTGTTTTGCTTCATCTCTAAAAGCGTGTTGCTCTGTTCTTGGAAATTGACGATAGTATTCGTTCAATCCGTCTTGATCTCCTTTTAATCCTTCTACCTCATTGTTCCAATAATCAATTACGCCTTGCTTTATAAGCGATCCGTCAGGACCTTCAACTGGTTTTTTTGGCGTTTCAAATACAGGAAATCCATAAGAATCAATGTAGCCTTCGTAGTTCCATTCCATAGGGATGAACAAACTATAGAGTCCCGAACGAGTCTGTCCATTTGCATTTCTTTTTGTTGCGTCGGAGTCATAGTATAGTTTTTTAAAGTTTTCACCACCTTTATCTAAAGCATTTGACGTACTACCCATCATACACTTACCTATAATTTTTGAACCTAATCTCAAACAGGTTTTTGTAACCCTCCAGTTATTTAATATGTTTGTAGGTCTTTCCCATTTACCACTTTCATCGTGGACTAATAGTTTTAATTTTTCACCGTCGTACGAGTTGTCCCCGGTGTTCTTCCAGTCGATCGTTGTATCGAGCCCGGTGATCTCCTGTAGCTTTTCATTGGTGTCAAGCTTTTTTCTCGTAAATTTAGACGCGGGTACTCTGTACGCAAGCTCCGTCTTCGGCCTGTCCATACCGTCCTGGATTGGTTTGAAGAAGAAGGGATAATTAACCGAGATGGGTACCACTTTATCAGTAAACATCTTTTTCGCATCTGGACCAGACTTTGATAAAATTCCGAATCTGGAGTCTGTGGATATTGTAGCTTGATTAACCGTTTCGCCTGAGGCCATGAAAGAAAACCCTGACCGTCTGTTCTTAAGATAGCACATTCCGTAACAACGTACATCTGATTTACAAGCTTCCCAGAATATAAAGAATAATCTGTTTGACTCCCTAAAGTCTGCTGCCCCAACATCAATCTTGGACCACTGCAGGTACATGTAGTGAGTGCCAGTAATATAAGAAGGCTTGCCTTTATTATAAAACCAAAAACCTTCTTCACGCCTTTTAAATTCTGTATCAATATAGTCATACCATTTCTCTTTAAATTGCGAAGGGTATTCGTCCCAATCAAACACCGATTTTATCTTTGAAAGCTCTTTTGGGTATTGCATGTGTTTCCACTTGTCTCCTTCAAATTTAATAACATCATTTTCTTTTGGTAATGCTATTTTTATTCCTTGTATTTCGTAAACCTCCCCTATCTGTCCGGTCTTACTGATTACAACTACGTCGTATTCTTCGTTATAACCATACTCCCATTTCTTATATCTGTTTAACCTTTTTAATATTTTAGGTTTAATATAGTCTTTTAATACTGCTACTAAGGTTTGTTCGTACATTATCTAGATCTTCCTTCTGCAAAACCTCTAAAAGCTTTTTCTTCCTTAGCTTCTTTTGGGTTTTCATTTAATCTTTCATCTTCTTCTTCTATTCTAGCAAGTATTTCAAAAGCATCGAATATAGCTAATTTTTTAGTTGCGGCAGCATTTTTAAGTCTGTCAGCCGATATATCATCTTCTGAGTCAACGATCTTTTCTTCTGCCACTTTAATTAACTCCTTAACTGCTTTTTGCCCAGCTAGGATTATATTCTTCTTCGTTTCTTTTGTGTTCATACTTTATAACAATATCATTAGATTTCATACAATAAACTCTCTGATCATCTATTATAAAGTCCCATTCGCTTCCAGGCGTAAAGCCTACTGTATCTCCTGGGTTAATATTAAGCGCTTTTAAAGAACTATTACCTATTTTTAATATACCAATAAGCTCTTGCTCTTTTTGTGATCTTAAAGTGTCTTTGTTTTTTAAAGGCATTACAAAGCATCTGTCCCCAAATGATTTCCAATCCTCTGTATTTTTATACAAATATATTTGATCTGCTGAACAAAAGTGTAAATCATCTTTAAAATGAGATCTACTTCTTTTCTTATTGCCTCGGATATCATAAAAAACTCTAAATACATTATGATGTATTATTATGATGTCTCCTTTTTTTATACTTGTTTTAAAAGCTTTTGGTGTTTCAACCACTATAGCTAAATTGTTTACAGACTTAAAGTCTTCAATTTTAGTGTTTAGTATTAATGTAACGTCGCCTAGCTTTATTTTATTGTCGTATCTATCGCCAATTGGTTTAACGATAAAATCGTATAGACTTCTCATTTAATATTCTAAATCATACTCAACGGATATTGCCATGTTAGAATTAAACTTCTTCCATGGCATAACCTCATTTCCTTTCTTTATGTAAATACTGTAAGAATTAGATTGTGTGTCATGTAATATACAATCTATAGTATGCCCTCCATAAACGTTTTGCCCTACTGAATAGTGCATAGCGTCATTCTTATAGTCAGAACCTATACTTATTTTTCTTACAACAGAGCTCATTACTCAGCTATCTCAAGAGTTTTTGTTTCCTCTTCTTTTTTAGCTTCTTCATAAGTTCCATCAGCTAAGTTCACGGTAATGTCTCCGTACTCTTCTCTAATTTCAGCTTTGATACCATCTAATTCTTTTACAGCTTCAAAATGCGCTGATAGGTATTCTGCTTTTCTTGCCTCTAAAAATCCTACTTCCGTAAGTATAGAGTTCATTTTTCCTGTTGCGTCTTTAATAGACTTTAATTGTTCATCTGTTAATTTTCCCATTTTATTTAATTTAATTGGTTACTGTTATTACTATTATTACTTGTTTTTAATCTTTTTACTTTTTAAATAAAGGCCCTAGCTTATCTACTATTTTCTCACCACTTCTACCTATTACATAACCTCCAATACCTATTTCTAGTAAGCTCCAGAATTCCGGCTCTAAAACAGGTGTTACTAAGTATGTTGATAGTTGCGATATGAATTTTGTATATATGATTATAAAACCAAATGAAAGCATCAGTATTGGTCTCCAACTTCTCTGTAACCAATTACCCTTAGCTTCTGCTACAATTATCTCAGTTTGCATTTTTTGCAGCTCTAATTGAGCATCTTGTAGTACTTTAAATATTTCATTTCTAGCATTTAGTCTTTCTTCTTCGCTAGTGAATAGGTTATCAACCACATCTCCAACCTGTTTAAAGACTTTAGTACTGAAAAAATCTAATATCTTTTTCATTAGTCAACTGGTTTTCCTGGAGTATATGTAAATTGACCAGATCCTTTTCTAACGCTATACGAACCTAATTTGTTTTTCACTTTTGTAACCATTGATTTTGGATATTTTGCTTTAACAGTTTCAAACTGCTCATCAAATCCCTTTACATCTTTTGCTGCCTTTGGTTTTTTTGACTCTGGTTTTTTAGGATCTTCTTCCGCGTGAAGAGGTGATATGAATCTTTTTATTTTGAATGCCATGATTATTTTGCTTTCTTATATGCCTCAGCTTCCCAAGGTAGGTTTTTAGCCCCTTCTTTCATTTGAGCTCTTGAATATTTTTTACCTTTCCAGTACACATTGTTATTGTCATAATCTAAATCACCGCGCTTCATTTGGTCTATATGCACCTTTTCATGGTTTATGACACTATTTAATTTAGCGGGAGATAAGTTATTGTTTATAACAATAGTACCATTATTGTTTGCTTTTCCTAAAACGCCGTCTTCCATATCTACGCTATAAATAGGTGTATTATCTATAGCGTATGGAGGATTTTGTAATTTAAAAGCCATTAATTTACTTTTTACAGTGCTTAGACATCCAAGAACCTTTCATAGCTAATGGAGATTTACCTAATTCAGATCCATACCCTTTGTTAAGGTTTTTGATAGCAGAAGCTTTGTCTACTACAGGATTGTCTTTGATTAAGTTTTTCTTTTCTTGCTTGTTGTAATTTTTCATTTTTATATTTATTTATTATTAACAATTCCACCTTCTTCTAGCAGCTCTACCTCTTTCTGAGGTCCAGCCTTTTGATCTAGCACAGAATGATTTTCTTCTTTTAGCAGCTTTACTTCCTTTCTTTAATTTAGAAGGAGGTGTTGTTACGGCTGTTTGCAATTTACTACCAGGGTTATCTCTTTTATATTTCTTAACCCCCTTTTCAGACATACCACCACCTGCTGCTGCTCCCGTACCAGTCTTGTTTGCTTTGTTGTAATATCCTTTAGATTTCTTTTTAGAAGGCGCTGGTGGTTTGCTCTTCTTTAAAAAAGGACTTGATGGTTGTGTAAATGCCATAATTTTATTATTTAGCTCTTTGAGTGATAGGTCCTTTTATAGAGCTACACCCACAATGTGCTTTAGAAATTTCCATTCCGTATTTACCTGAACTAGATCCTTTACCTTGAGGTAATGCCTCTAGGTTTAATGGTCCATCCCATATAGCGTTCTGACCTGATGCTTTGTTTTTAATTTTATCCATGTTTTTATTTTTAAGTTTATTTTTTATACCCTTCAACTCTAGCTTTTATAACATCAGCTCTAGTAATTTCGCCGTCTCCATTTTGATCTTCAAAATATAAAGGTGTTATTTCTCTTTGAGGCATGCTTTTAGCTCTTTCTTCAGGTGTTCCAAATACATATTGAGCATTTGAAGCTTGACTTGGATTAAATACAGGTTTAGCATTACCCATTTCATTTGAAGGTACAGGTTGTCCCGGGTTTTGTAATATAGGTTTACCCAATAAGTTTTCATCTTGTTTTATCATTGTTGACGTTTTTTATAGATACACTTAATACTTTATCAGTATAAGTGTTTCCTTTCATTATTTTATTTCTGCTACTCGTAGGTATATCATCTTGACCCAGCATAATCCTATAAACTCTATTTATAAGTTGCTTGCCTTTGAATGATACTTTATATATATGATACTTTTGAGTAGTCCTATTTCTTTTTCGCCAAACAGAAATCCAGTCTTCCTTCAATAACTTATTCCATCTTCTATTATCCCAACTGTATGAAAACGTACCTGTTTTAAAATCTTGCTTAGTAAACATATCTAAACAATCTAAATAAATTAATAGCTCTAGATCAGCATCATTTAAGTCATTATTTCTACATGCCCATTTACGTATGATTCTGTAGTGTTTTAACAACCCTAATTTTTTAACATCACTAGCATCTATTCTCATAAAACTACAACTATATCTTGCATTTTTATAACTTGATACGGATCACCTTCTATTTCTATTGTGTGACCAGCGTGCCTATCGTAGTAAATTAAATCACCCTCAGTTAGACCTGCTTTGGTTGCTTCTTCTCCAGGAGATATTACAGATGCTTTAATGTATCTTATATCTTCCCTTTGTTTTTCGGCAAGAAGTAAACCGCCTTTAGTAGCGGCCACTCCTTCTTTTTGTTTTTTTATTATTAAGTTTCTACCTATCGCCTTCATTTGCTCTTAAATTATTAATTACACAATCAGTTGATAGTATTGTAGTAGCTACAGATGCAGCATTTCTTAATGCACTTTTGGTTACCATTAACGGATCAATTATACCGTGTTTAACCATATCCACAGGTTCTCCTGTTATTGCATTCAAACCAACACCTTTATCTTGTGGCTGCGATGCTGTGATACCTGCATTTTCTAATATTGTAAAGTAAGGAGCTTTTATAGCTTTCAATAAAACTTTTTCACCTAATCCCTCGCTTTTAATATATGTTGAAGCATTTAATAATGCAACGCCACCACCTGGTACAATACCTTCTTTCACGGCTGCTTTTGTTGCACAAATAGCATCTTCAACTCTATCAGTTTTTTCTTTTAACTCTACTTCAGAGTTTGCACCAACTTTAACTACTGCAATTTTAGCGGTTAACATTGATAGTCTTTTTTCAAGCTTTATAACTTCCCAGCTTTTCAGCGTGTTATTTGTAAGCTTTTCTTTTATACTACGTATTACATCCTTTATCTTTTCGGATGCCTCAGAGACCGTTATAACAGTGTCCTCGTGCGAGGTAACACTTTTTAAACAAGATCCTAAATAATTTACGTCAATTGAATCAAGGTCATCACCTAAATCTTCGTTAACTATTGTAGCGCCAGTTAGTAAAGAAAGATCTTCAAGTACTTCTCGTTTGCTAATACCATAAGTAGGAGCATTGATTACATTTACTTTTAGATTACCTTTCTTTTTATTGGTAGCCAGAGTTGATAAAACACCTTGTTCTAAATCGCCTATAATAAGCAAAGGTTTATTGTTTTTTATTACGTACTCCAGCACTTTTTGTATATCTCTTATAGTATTAACCGGTGATTCCATGATTAATACTAATGGATTTTCTAATTCAGCTGTTTTTGTTTGTTCATTTGTAATGAAATGAGAGTTTGTTAAACCTTTGTCATAAGGCACGCCTTCAATCAATTCAGAAACAGTTTTACCGTCACCGGCAGTTTCCATCATTACAATACCTGTATTATCTACAGATCTAAACGCGTCAGCTATAATAGAACCTAATTCATTGTCGTTATTAACGGATATAGAAGCTATGTTATCTAGCATGTCACCTTTTACATCAACCGCTAGCTTTTCTAAATACTTAATTACTTTTTCAACTGCAGAATTAATACCATCTTTTATTTCTCTAGCATTTTTCTTTTCTGAAACAGCATAAGCTTCTTTTAATATAGCGTGTGCTAAAACAGTTGCAGTGGTTGTACCGTCACCTGCCTCTTGAACAGTTTTTCTAGCAGCTTCTTTTAATAATGTAGATCCCATGTTTTCCACTGGATCAAACAATATTATAGAATCAGCTACAGTTACACCGTCTTTTGTTATTACGGGTTTACCAGTGCCGTCTTCTAACATTACGCATTTACCACCAGCTCCTAATGTAGAGCTGACAGCATTTGCTAACTTTTCTATTCCTTTAAATACTTGATCTCTAGCATCATCACCAAAGTTCAAGTTTTTGACAATTCCGTTCATATTTAATTTAATTTGATTTAATTTAATTTACCTTTTGCAGGTATACGAGTATTATTACTCGTTTTATAGGTTTTTTACCTATTTATTCTTCTACCGGTGGCACAGGCTCTCCGATAGTTAATGTAACACTTGTAGGTGTAATCAAACTATCTATTTGACTTTGTATGCTTGCTTCAATGCTAGCAACTTGCTCGTCGCCCATTGCTCCTTTAGTCCAAGCAACTACTTCATCATTTGTTAATTGATCAAACGGTATAAAGTTTGTTATTTGACTTGTGTCTAGAGATTGTGTTCCAATGCTTGTAGCTGAGTAAGCAATTCCTTCTGGATTTAATTGATCTGAAGTACCTGTTACAATCCAGTGCACATTGTACACTACATCCGCTTCGTTGTCTTGTTCTGGGTAGCAATCTACTGTTTTGCAATTCCAATTGTAAGTTGTCATAATTTTTGTTTTTAATTTTTGGTTTATTTATTTATTTATTTTAACACGATAATGTTGATCCTGTCCAAGCTGATCCAGTCCAGTACCTATAAAGTATACTAACTTTCCACCATCCAGCAGGCGCAAGTGTTCCTGATGTATCAGAATATATAGGATCATTAAAATCAAAAGCTTGAATAGTGGGATGTTGTTGATATATTATTTCAGTTAATGATAAAGAGCATATATTAGTAATTGTTGATTGAGTACCAGCCGCATAATCCCAATACTGTTCACCTCCATAGTTTCTAAAATTAAGTAAGTTATTTTTATCACCACTATAGTTAGAATCAAAGCTAGAGCTTGTCGCGTCTGCAAAGCAATCAGCTAAATCATCTGTCGTTGGATTAACCTCATCAACAACATCCTGTAGTGTAAAAGTAGTTGTATTTGGTACTGCCATTATTTTTCTAGTTTTTCTAATCTTGCTTCTAACTCAGCAATTTTAGCAATTAGTAAGTCTATATAAGCAACAGATTTAAATCCTTGACTGTCTTCTCTTACAAATTCAGGG